GTCCTCCAGGTCCTCCAGCTGATCCATTGTTACCATTTGAACCTGAACCACCACCGCCTCCTCCAGAAGCTTGAGGTCCAATACCTGGATTAAATCCAGCAAGTCCACCATTGTTTCCTTCAGGCGGAGAATATCCCCCTGCATTACCAGAACCAGCTGGACCTGTATTTTGCTGATTACCTGCTCCTCCACCAGAACCACCTGGTCTACCTACGTTACCTGTGTGTCCTCCTCCACCACCGCCTCCAGTAGTTTCTAAAGTTCCACTTGTGTTAAAGGTAGGGTTTTGTCCTGCGATAATTGAATCACCGCCGTCTCCTCCTTGTCTAGCTGTACTAGATGGAGTTGGACCACCTGGTCCACCTATTCCGACAGTAATTGTGTAAACTGCATTTGTTAAAACTTCTACAGTGCCTGATCTTTGGCCTCCAGCGCCTCCGCCGCCGCCTAATGATCCGCCGCCACCGCCGCCGCCGAGAATTAGATAGTCAATATTATAAGGAGCTCCAAAACCTGCTCCAGCAGTTAATCCATATCCTTTGATACTTATTGCTCCTCTTGTACCTAATAATGGCATTCAATTTCCTTTCTAAGCAAATTGAGTTAGTGAAGCCAACACTGTAAATGTAGCATCGGCTGTTTTTATAATTGTATATGAATACGTATCCAATGAGTTTGCGTTACCACCTGTTGGTGCTGTACCCCCTTGCCATTCAGGAGTAACACTTGAACCATCAATTTGTACAGCTGAATTGTAATATGCAGTTCCACCTTGTTTTACGATGTGTGCTACTGTTATTGATTCTCCAGTATCCATAATTGAATTTAATGTATTTGATCCATCACCTCTAATATTTAATGTCCAGTTTCCTGAAGCATCTGTAGTGAAGTTCCATACAGCTTGAGTTAAAACATCATAGTTAACTGTGCCTGTAGCAGCAGTTGCTTCTGAAGTAACTTTTTCAGCTACTTGTTGTATTTTTCCACCACCGTTAAAAGTTGCTCTACCAATTCCTTTTGGAGTTAAATTTATATCAATATTTGTATCGTCACCTGTTGCTGACACTTCAGGAGCATTTCCTGTTGCCGCATTTGTTATAGTAAACTCGTTTACTGCAGAAGCAGTAGTTGCAAATTTAATTTGTTCTAAATCATTTTCATCATTAATAGAATTTCCACCATCAATTAAAATGTTGTTTCCATTGGCATCTAAATCTCCACCTAATTGAGGTGTAGTATCTTCAACAACATCTTTTAAGAAAAATACATCTTTAACATCTGTACCATCTGAGTAAACTAAAACAGTTTTTCCTGCTGGAATAGTTACACCATTTCCTGATACTGTTTTAATAGTTAGAGTAAATCCTGCTCTAGTTGTAGAATCTGCAACAATATAAGTTTTTTCAATTCCATCTGGAACATTTACATTTCTGTTTGCAGCTAAAGTACCTGTTAAATTTAACACCATATTTCTTGCGTTAGAAATAGTAGCGTTTGTCATAGCTAAAGTTACATCTGCTGATGCAACATCGATAGCTTCATAACCTGCAATTGCTTGTTGAATTAAGTTTAAATTTGTATTTGTTTTATCGCCCCACGTACCAGAGTTTTCCCCTGTTACCATTAGTTCGAGTTTTAAATCTGTAGAATAACTTGATGCCATATATAACTCCTAATAATTCCTAATTTTACTGTTATGCCGCTGCTTTGTCAACAACGGTCCATGTTGTATTTGAGCTAGTTTCAACTACTGCCCATGCATTTATACCCATTGTACCAGTAGTTGTGGTCGCTGTCACGCCTGTAGGTACAACTAATTGACTGATTCCAGCTAAGAAATCACCTATTACAATTGGCCCTAATTCTTGTCCTGTAGGCTCTACAGTTACATCACTAAAAGCATTTTCATCGCCTTGTAATAATTCTATTTGTTGACCAGTTACTGATACATTTGCGTCCCCTGTTACAGTTTCAACTCCAATAGTCCAATCTAACTGTTCTCCTGTTACAGGAACATCGATTGATGGTATTAATACAGCATCAGCTCCTATTGCTATATCTGTACCTACAGATTGACCCCATTCTCCATCTCCCCAAGCTGTTTCACCCCAAGGCTGTGCTGAAGCTGTAGTTACTTGTATTTCGACAACTTCTCCACCAAAAGCATTTCCTGCAGTTACATCTGCTTGTGAGCCATCAAAAGAATATATCGCTTCATATTCTAATTGTCCTGTATCTCCATTAATAATATTTGTTGAAACTTCTACATCTGCATTAGCTTGAACATCTACTGAATTAACAGTTGTAGTTGCCTCTGCACTTCCAATTAAGTATTTAGATTCAAATGATAAAGAACCTAAATCTGGTGTAAGTTCTTCACCTGCAGGTTCTGCAATTATAGATATACCTGCTAATACATCATTTACATTAGAGGTTACTTCTTGACCTGTTACATTAACTTGTTGACCAATAGCAATAGAAGTATTTCCAGTAGAAATTGTATTTCCATCTCCGACTCCCCAACCACCATCACTCCAAGCATTTTCTCCCCATGCTTCGTTAGAAGCAGAAGTTACTTGTACACTAACAACTTCTCCACCAAAAACTGAATTTACTGTTGAATTTAATTCTTCTCCTGTAGGAATTACTTCAATAGATGTTCCAGCAAGTTCATCACCTACAGTAGAAGTTAATTCTAAAGTATCTAAAGTTAAATTTGCGTCAGCATTTATTGTAACTGATGTAATATTTGTAGTTAAAGATATTCCAGTTACAAGTGCTTCAGGGGAAGATAAATCTCCCCATTCACCCGCACCCCAATATTGAGTTCCCCAACCAGGGTTTTGCTCAATAGTTACTGATCCTGAATTTGTAGTAGTTGAAAGGCCACTGAGTTCAACAGTTTGGTCGCCGAGTACACCCCAGCTAGCAAATCCCCAAGTCTGCGAACCCCATGTGGCCATTCATAATCCTAACCGTTATTAAGCAATTCTTAATATTGCGGCTGTAGATGTGAACGCTGGAAACTGAATAGTGAAAGTTCCACTTGTTGCAGTTTTATTTGATCCAAAATCTAATACACATACCGCTTTATTAGATTCACTTGTATTGTAAATTAATGCTCCTCTAGCTGTTAATGTAACACCTGTAAAAGATAAATCATCAAAATCAACAATTGCTACACCTGTGTCTAAACCTACTTGTTGTGATTGTAGAACTCCTCCACCTTGAGAATATTCTCCTGAATCACCAACTTGTCCACCTGTACTGTCTCCAGGATATGCTGTTGTTGCTGCTGATAAATTTGCTGTATCATCATATAACGCTAACTTAAATTCATCTCCACCACTTTCAAAATCGTGGATACCTTCTAATATTTCTTGTTTGAATGAATTACAAACTGCTTGTGCTATTGCCATAATTATTACTCCTTATAAATAATTTTAATTACCTTTATCAGGAGAGGGTGCCTGAACTATTATTCTAGGTGTTCCGTCCTGATATTCGTCTCTACGTCTTCTGCCTACTTGCTCCAACGCAAAACCTTGCATAGCTACATTATACTTGTCTGAATACAATTTGTACATATCTAAGGGTCCTTTTAAAAAACCATAAGCCTCTACTAAAGTTCCATACAATAGTAATTCTGGGGCGTTATCTGATAGATAGGTAGTCGTATTTGTAGCTGATAAATGATCTGGAGTGTAAATGTAACTCAATTGTACATTATAAGCTTGGTCTGGGGTAGGAGCCATTAAAATAGTAGTCTCCTTCCACATTGCATAATATTTAGGCACTCCTGTAGCTCCTGTTGAGTTATATTCAAATATGAAGCTAGTATCCTTTGGTTCTACGTATTCTTTGGTTGTAGGAGATTGATTAGAATCTTCTACTAAAAATGATCTAACAATAATTGCTCTTCTAGTTGAGGTTAGTCCAGAACTAGATGTAGCATTTGGTAAATCTAAATAAGGTGTATTTGCTATAAGTGAAGCTGATGCATATTCTCTAGCGTAGTCTGCATCTACTTCTCTAAATATTTTTAATTCAGTATCTCTAATAAAATCTTCAATAATAGAGTCTGTTAATACGTTTGAGTCAACTTCTGTATAGTCTCTAACTTTTTGTAATAATTCTGCAAATGTCATATTATGTAATTACTATTGTAACCTCTCCTGTTAAAATTCCTGCCTGTCTTTTAATATTTTCTTCATCTGGCGATGTACCAGGTTGCATACCATTAGATAAGTATTGTCCAGGCCAGTATTGTAAATCAAGTGATGCAGTAATACTAGTCCCTCTTGATGTATCAGGTCTAGCTTTTTTTAAAGCTTGAGGATCGGCAGCATGATATTTAGGATCTAACTGTGGATGTTTTTTCTCGAACTCCGAATAATGGACAATGGAACCATTCCATTCTTTTACCATTTCTTGATATGGAAATTGCATCCCTGATCTATCTGATATCGATAATGCTCTACTGCCTTTTGCAAATCTTCCCATAATTTACCCCTGTGGAAAATAACTCTCTGGAGTTATAAATAAACTTGTTCTAGAACCATCTTCATCTAATGCTCTTTTCATTTCGTCTTCATAAGCTAACTTAAGAAGCTGTAATCTATCAGGTGCTCTTTTCATAGATAAATAATAAGCTAGTCCAGAAACCATACATGGAATAAATCTGTAAGATACGTCTGCAGTATTTGTATATGCACCTGCATCTTCTATTCTGTTAATTGAATAGTATTTTAAATAAGTATAAGTAGATAAATCTGGAGTTTGATATAAATAAATAACTGGTGTTGTTTGTCTGTCTACATAGTATTGTGAAGGCTGTCCTTGAACACCTTTGTTTGGTAAAGCGGCATAAGCTGATCTGTCAATTTTAGAAAGTGTTAAATCAGTTGTTGATATTGCAGGGGTTCCCGCTGTACTAGATATATAAGCCTCTAATACATCACTAACATTAGTTGGTACTGTATAGTTTGCTTGTCCTGCAACTAAAGCAACTTCATTTAAAGCTACTTTCCATAAATGCACACCTCTATTACCCCATTCTGAGAATAAGATATTTAAACTTCTTCTAGCTGATTTAATATCATGACCAGAATTAATTCTCATACCTATTCTTTCATAGGCATCTTCTACTATCTCATCGATAGATAAATCAAAAGATGTTGTGCCGCTTGTAGCCATTATTTATCTTTTTTCTTTTTCTTCTTATCTTTTTTCTTCTTCATCTCTTTACCGTATTTAGCTTTTTCGGTTTTAAGAGAAGACATTCTTGCGTAAGCATTTCCGCCACCTGGCATAGTTTTCATCATATTTATCCTCCTATATTAAATCTTTATAATAATTTTGTTGTATAGATTTAGTAAATACTAAACCCCCTGAATTTTTTTCTTCTACTTCTTCTTTTTCTACAGTTTCAACAGGTTGAGTTACTTTATCTATAGGTTGTATATTACCTGTCATTTTGTAATTAATATAGTCCTGTGGTGTTGATTGTTGTGCTGCAGCTATTGCTTGAGCAGGATTCACAGGTATTATTCCTCCCACGAAAGCTGTTCTAACATTACTTGGCTTAGGGCCAGTGTTCGGGGCGGCACGTTTTCGTTTGACAGCAGATGCCTTTTGCGACTTTGTCATCCGAGTGGCTTTTGCAAGTGGTACGCACTTTGGGTACTTCCTTTTTGAAGAGCTCGCAGACTTTCGTCCACACTCTTGATAAGAACCATCTTTTTTTCTCGCTCCAATATCTACCCATTTTTCTGAAAACCATTTTTTTAAACCATTCTTACTCATCTATCAAGTCTCCGTAGTAATTTACAAGAGACGGATTACTGTAAGATTGACCATCCATTTCTACTTTAACAAACTTACCTTGATAAGCTTCAGTATAAACTAGTTTACCCTTTTCGTCATATTCTGATTTAGGGTTTTGAATACTTTTTAAATATTTTTTTCTGCCTTCTCTATCAGCAGGCATTGTTGCTTTTTTCTTTTCTACTTCTGCATGAAGACCTTTATTAGCTTTTTTAGGACCCCAGTCTTTTCTTTTCTTTCCAGATGGGTCTTTAATTTTACCAGCACATATTTTTGAAGCATAAGCGTTAGCATACGCACTAGGGTATACCTTAAATTTTCTTTTAGCGGCCGCTTTGCCTCGACTACATAGTTTCGTCATTTTTAAGCCTCTTACGGTTGTACAACTTCTTAGATTGTATCACTTTTGGCTTAAACAGTAAATGTCCTAGAGAGAGTATTCTTCTTATTGGATTTTTTAACTTGTAATTTCTTTTTCTTTTGTTTCTTTGCCCCACGTAATTTACCATCAATTTGTTGAGTCATTTGAGATCGTGATATTGTCATACTAAATCAACTGCCTTTCCTATTATTGGTTTATATTTAGTTTTTTTATCTTCTCTATAAGCTCTCATATACTGTCTTCTTGGATTAAATTCAACATAAGATGCATGTACCCATCCACTATTTGGTTCACCTGGAGTATAATATTCAAGAATTAGTTGATCTGTTTCACAGTATTTATACACCCAATCTGCTAGTTCCGCATTATCTACACCTATTACTTCGAAATCTGCGGCTTCAGCTTTGGTATGCTGTGAATTAACAGAGCTTCCAATAGCTAAACATAATTCAGGGGAACGGTATCCGCTAGTCACCTTTACCCTACCGAATTGATCACGTACTGGCTGTAGAACTCTTTCACATAATAATTTTAATTTTTCTATTTGATCTGCATTAGGATTATTATCAATACCCTTTCTGATTGCAGTATCTGATTTAATTAGTTCTTGAAGAGTAAAATTTCTGGAAAGGTTCATTATTTAGATTGTATAATATTTTCTATATATAAGCTACCATCAATATTCTTACCTATATTAGCCTTAACTTCACCACACATCAACTGTTGATCTTCTTGATTTATATGCCTTTGAGCTTCTCTTTTATGCTTTAAACAATCGCTCATTGATTTTTGAATTCTATGTTCAAGAAGTTCTCCATTTACAAATAAACATAAAGCAATAACTAATTTCGCCATTCACATTCCTCATATTCATTATTATAATCGTACTCTTGAAAAGTACCTTCGTTAATGTGCTCCATTTCCATTTGCAAATTTAATATCTCTTGTTGCATCCTTTAATTTTTCAATATCTTTTTTTAATTTTTCTATTTCTTTTTCATGGTTATCTAACATAACGCCTGTGTGTAAATTTTCTTCTAATTGTTTTTGCATCTTCTCTATTTGTGTTGCCTGCCATTCTAGGATCATGAACTGCTCCTGATCGATTGGTTTTTGAACACTAGCCTCAAGTAAATCTTTTTCAAACAACTGATTTTTAGTTTCTAGTTTATTAAGTCTTTCGATAACACCGAAAGCAAACCATGCTCCGATAACTATGGCTGCGATCAGACCAATTAAGTTCCTTAACGGGAGACCGATACTGGTGTTTTCATTTATTTTTATTGACATGATAGGCACTCATCAGAGCTAGAATCTAATTCAGCTAATGCCTCCTCTTTACAATCCTGACTACAGAATTGATCTAGATCATCTTTTGGTTGAAACTCTTTTTCACACTGTTTACAATTTTTCATATTTTAAATAGCCAATCTACAAATTTTTTCCACCACTTTTTCATTTTAACCTCCTTATTTAAAACTAATATTCCTTTGTGATCGCATTTATCACAAATACAAGTGCCACATTGATTACTACTGACAAAGTATCCTTGTCCGACACAGTGGCATCTATGTCCACATATCTTACAATATATCTTTGACATTAAATCCCCTGTAGACGTGGGTCTGTAGAAGTAATATTTTTAACAGCTTTAGGTCTAGCAACAGATTCTTTGCTTCTTTTTCTAAGAATAGCTAATGCAGATTCCTGTTTTCTTTTACTGTCTATCTCTTTTTTTAAATCCCATTTAAAATTCATATTTACTCCTTTTTGGTAAGTATATCATAAAACATCTTGTCAGTATCCTCTGCTACAAAATTTTTATTTTCCGCATCCCAGTAAGTATTTTGGACTTTATAGTCAGGCCAAGATGTATCAGTAGTGTAGTGAGCAACATGCCACAGAATACGATTATTAGGCTGAGCTGCATAATTGCCGTTATCAAGAGCCAATATATGTGCACACTTATGTTCTTGAGGTATTTCAGAATGTTCAACATCCAAAGTGGCGGGATCAGGATGAGCCCAATCAATAGTAAATAAATACTGTCCGTGATAAAACTTTTTATCAACCCCCAAATATTTCCCATTCTTACCTTCTAAAAAGCTAAAAGCAGTAACACTAGGATAATAACTGAGACTGTTCCACAGTTCCAACTCGTGCGTCTGCATATTCGGCACATCGGCTCTATCATAGTGTTTTTGGAAAAACGCTGAGA